TTTCATTTATAACACAAATGAAAAACGCTTGCAATCAAATGATAACAAGCGTATTTCATGTAACTTTCAAATAAAATAGGATGGATCCTTTTTATTTTCGCATTAATTGTGGATAGAATCAAGGTAACGTTGCAACCATGCCTCATAATCTGATGAATGGAGGGTTACACCCGCCTTTAAAAAGTGCTTGCCCGCAATCCTCGATGTGCCAAATTCTTGATATATGGCGTAATTGAGATCCGTGCCGATATATGCGGCCAAATCCTCAGAATCCACGGCACTTGTGATGGAATTTCGGAGGGCACCTGTTTTGTACGGGGCAAATTGTGCCGCCGTGCTTGCCGCATCCATACCAATGGCGTTTAACCCTGTTACCAATGCATCACGCACCTTTTCGTTCAATTCATCGATGTGCAATACCAATTCCACATCGTAACCATCACCACGAATATTCGGCATGGATCCACCCTCCTTTTATCTGTTGCGTTCTCGTTCTTGCCTACGCCTACGATATCGATTTTCCCTGTTTTCACGTTCGCCACTTCGCAATTCTCGTTGCCTTTCAAGGGCCTCACGCATTTCCTCCACACGATAATCACGCACACCATTTACAACGGATCCATCGGAGCGTTCACCCGTCCAATCCTCGTAATGGTCACGCATCATCATTTCGGCATATAATTCCCTATCCCTCGAATGGTCGATACCCTCAATAAACGATTGTACACGGCATTGGCAATTATAGATTTGTTCGGGATCTCCATGGGGATCCCCGGGGAACCTTAACAGGTTGCCCGAAAATATAATGCCCTCACCATACAAACCATCTTGATTCGGGTATGTGCCATGCAACATTAAATGCGTATCACGGGTATTGGATCGCAAAACGCTCATCCAAGGTTCAACCATGGGTATACCCGCATCACGTAAACGCCTTGTGGCATCACGCCTTGCCTCATTCTGTACCGCCGTAAATGCCGTGCGGGCCGTTCTCGTTGCCGCATTTCTATCCATGTTAACAATGGGCAATAATCGGTTGGATATCTCACGGATTCCATCACCTTGCAATATGCCTTGTGCAACCGCATTTTGGATATGTTGGCGATTCCATCTCATATCCCGGGGAATATCAACCGAGGGTTCCTCCCATGGTATTAAATCGGGATCCTCGGCCATGATAATACGCATGGCATCGGCATTGTATAAGGTAAAATTGGCATAATCATACCCCGCCGCATCCGCCAATACCTCGCCACGGAATCCCGAATAATTGAACGATGATACATAAACATCGGGCAATTCTCCATTAACCATTTGCACGGCCAATTCATCGGCACGCACCATATCATTGGTTAATGATTCGATTTGTTGTTGCATTTGTCGGGTACGCAAGAATCGATTTCGTGCCCATCGTTCGTATTCCTGTTGTGTTATCTCGCCACGGGCCAATGATGCACGCATTTCATTATATTGTGCCTCATATTGTTCCATGTATTCGTTCAATTGGCGGGTTAACTCATTGGCGGAATCAGAATACAACCGGGTTAACCTGTTTTCCAATTGTGCCAATCGCTCATCGTTTTCGAGCATGGCCAAATCCTCATTATCCAATAATGGATTCTGAGGATTCGGGTTGTTATCTTGGCCGTTCGGCCTTAATGGGCGTATTCTTGCCATTACTCGTTGCCATCACCATCGGGGTTATTGTTTCCGCCTGTTAACCTGTTGATTGATTCGCCCGCTTGTTGTGCCTTGATATCCTCCAATGCATCCTTATCACCAAAAAGCGTAACAATCTTGGATGTGATATATTCCTCGGGTAAATACATAGCGGCCGCCAATATCGTGTTGATTTCCTCGGCCTTGTTCATTACCACGGCCCTATCATATGAGGGCATATCCTCAATATCAGCCACGGCAAGTAAACCGAGGATGAACGTTGTTATATATGTTTCGTGGTCATCCAATTTTTCGTTTAATGGTTCATATGCGGCAATAATCTCGGTTGCCGTTGCATTTCGTGAGGATAGATCCTTGGTATTAACCGCCATTGCATCCTCGTACAAATCAGCATCCAAACGAGTAAGAATTGCCTCACGGCCTTGGTATGAGGGTTCAACGGAATGTGATTGCAAATTAACATCACCATCCGTTTGGGTTGCGTGCAATTTCCTCAATTTATCGAGCATTTTCACCAAATCGGCATCATCCATGCCGCCACTATTGGTTATAGTCCAATAAATAATGGATGCATCATCGATATCGTTGGCGTATCCACTTGATATCAAATCACGGCAATCAATCTTGGATCTAAGGGGCATCAATTCGGATTCCTTTTCCTCGTTAACATAAAGGGGAACAACGGGGAATGTGGGGTAATTCTCGTAATTATATATAATCTCACCATCGGCCTTGGATTCACCAACAACCATTTTATAACCCCGCTTTTCCTGTTTAACGGATCCATTGCCCTTATCATCCCACATATATTCGGTATAGCCATCTAACTCGAACATTGTTGCCCTTAAAGGCTTGTTGGATGCAATTTGCCAAAATCTGATTCCCGCCTTTATGGATCCATCCTCCTCATCAACTAGGGGCATGAATTCCGTAAATTTGTATATTTCAACACGGCCGTTGTTGTAAAAACCGAATGCGGCACCTTGCCTTTGGGCAATCTTGTATGCCTTTAACAGTTTGGCATCAAAATCGATTCCGAGGGCCTTGCCTCCGATTGCCTCCGGGGATGCCCATTTAACACCATTGCCCAACAATACCGATGCCGCTTGCATAACATCACGATAAAAGAAACGGGATGCCAATTTGTGATTTGCACTCACCAAATCGGGAACCGCTTGCCCTAAAGCATTAAAAAGGATTTTTTCATAACGCTTTATGGTTGTGTTGCGGCCATTATAGTATGCATCGCCATCAAGTGCATTTCTGTACTCGGGGGATGCCTTGAAATCCTCAATTGCCGATTTGATGAACGCCATGCGGGCATTCTCATCAGAATTGGCAACCTTTAACCAATCTTGGTATGTTTTCATCTGTTTATACCTCCAAAAATGATGCCAAATCGGCTATATATGCATAGTATATCACGAAAATCAATAGCCAAACCCCGAATGCACCTTATCTTCCTCGTTTTTCATGCCCCACAATACACGAATCATGGAGGCAAGGGAATCGGGTGCATCATCATGTTCGGCATACTCGTTATAATCCAATATCTGTTCAATGTACTCGGGATCCGTGCCATCGACAAACACCACGTTTTTCCACTCAAATTTCAGATATGTAACAATTTTCAAGTATTTGTTCATATCTTCCCAATAATCCGTGACACGTTCGCCCCTTTTCCTCAGTTCCTTGCGTAAATAGCCTTTATCGCCGTTATTCTCGCAATATATGCGGCCAATCATATACTTTTTTCGGAGGGCAATGATTTCATCAATACAATCATCCACGGCCTTGGGCCATATCTTACCGAATACAAAATATTTGTTTTCTGTTTTCTTAACAATCGTATATACAGTATAATCCGCACCACCATATGCGGCATCGATATGTGAAAACGGGGATTGTGCAATTTTCGTGATATCTCCATGCAATATAGGATCCGAAAAAATAACATCCTCGGCCGCTATGTGGCGTAATTCATAATTGGCGGCAAACAACGATGGCGGCAATTGCTCCTTTTTGGCGGATATTTCCTCATCGCTCATTATCCCGGTGGAATAGCAATCATATTTGATTGCCTCGGGCATAACAGTAAATGCATCCTCCTTATGCCACGGGGTTCCCGTGTTATAAATTCGGCCATCCCTGTTAATGATGTTTTGCAATTCCAAATACAGATTCTTTATTTGTTCACGTTCGGCCCTCGATGTTCTATCATCAACCGTTACGATATCATCGGTAAAAATTCGGTCATAGTGTTGGCCCGTCATTGATGATTTAATACCCGATGCACACAATTGGGCCGTGCCTCGGGGATCGTTCGTTAAATTGGTTGTTATCTCAAATGCGGAATCTGTAATTAATTTAAGATCCACACCCCAAATCTCACGCACAATTTGCCGTACCAAGGATGTTTTAAGCATCAACGATACTTGGCGAATAATCTCCTTTACGGCCGAATCGGTTTTGCGGAAAAATTTGGTTTTGTCGTTCGGGTACAGTATGAGGATTAAAAGCAACGCAATGGATACCGAGGTTGTTTTATAGGATCCTCGATGTGCTTGCAACGTTGTATCCTCGGTGCCAAAAACCATATCTTGCATCCATTCGCCGTTCAATGGGGTTAGTTTATTGAACCCTAAGTGCCAACCAAGGATATAAGGTTGGTTTTTTAACTTACTGAGGATTTGTTGTTGTTTCGTTGTCATTAAGAAAATCCTCAATTTCGTTTCGGGATTTATCATCAATCTCGGCAACTGTTACATCCTGTTTATCAGATTGGCCAAGATATTGTTTACCCAACCATATGGCCATGCGTTCGGATCCCGCCTCGGCCATACGAAATTGAATATGCCTCAAGTTAGTTTTTCCGCAATCGGCATATTTATTATATGCATCGGAGTATGGCACACCATATGTTTCCATGCACCATTTAAGCAAGGTTTTATCAGAAACACCCAAAACCGCCAAAATCTCCTTTTGAGTGCATTGCATTTTACACAATTCCTCAAATTGGCGTGCACTTATTTCGGCCCTTGGTCGGCCCATCTTCTTTTTTTCTGTTACCGGGGTTTTCTTGGTTGCCCTTGTTCTTGTGGTTGTCTTTGCCTTTGCAACCTTTTTGGAGGCCGTTGCCTTGGCCGTTGTCTTTTTATCCATCTTGCATTACCTCGTTCAATGAATAATTAAAGGGCATACAATCCCTTTATACGGATTATATACCCTTTTACTTATTTTTTGGAATTATCCCACCATCGTTTTGGCTTATTGGGTTCCTCGATCAAATGCCCTTGGTATGCCATCAATTTTCGTTTAAGGCAATATTCCTTTGTTTCCACGCCCTTTACATCCTCGATATGCTCCTTGCCCTCAGGATCCATATAAACGAAATCGGCAACATACTTGATGGCCCTTTGCTTATGGCCGTTGATTGTGAATCCCGGTAATAACTCGAATGGCACTTGGCATCGGAGGTTTGAGATTTCGCCACGTTTCTCCATATCAGATAGAATAATATATCTGTTCATCTCGGCAACGGAATCAAATGTGCGGCCGTTATATTCCCTTTTCTCGTTGCCGTACTTGTTCCGTTTGCGTGGGAATGAAAAACACCTAACGCCCATGTTATACCTCCAAATCGCATCCGTGGGCCGTTAACCATTCGCATGCCTCCGAATACTTATCCGCCGGGGGATTTGCCATTGCCAATACCATTTTACGCATGGTTATCTCCAATACCTCATCGGAGGGGATGGCGGGCACATATGGGGCACCATAAATATCGGAATACTTATTGATAAACGCCTTGAATTTATCCAAATCGAATGAACATGCCGCCTCATCACGCTCCTTTATCCATGTATCCAAATCAAATGCCATTGTTATCGCTCCTTTCTTGGCTTATCCTTGTTAATCCATGAAATCATTACAAGGGTTGCACAAATGATTGCCGTGATAATTATTGCTTTCATGCCTCAGGATCCTCCTTTAATGGTTTGATGTTCTTAACGAGTATTTTTTGTGGAATCGCCGCAAAATCTTATCATATTCGGCATCGGTTATACATCCGTGCATATGGGCACGAATTATCCCATCACCAACCGATTGAATCCAACCTTTGTTTTCACCTAATGTGAATCCCTGTTCGGCCGCCTGTTTCTCGTATGAATCCGCCAATGCTCCATGATGAAAACCAATAGTTTTTTTCATGCCTCATATTCCTCCTTTACCATTTCGGCCCCACAATGGCCACAATATCGCCTGTTTACCGCATTGGCCCATTTTTGTGACCAACGGCCACAACGGCCGCATTTCTGTTCTACAATATTATCCCTATTCCTCAGAATGGAACCACACGATACAACAGAATATTCAACCCATGTGCCTTTTGGCCTCAATTCATTGAGTAATGAGGGGCCGTGTAATGGATCCAATGCCCCGATTGCCTTAATTGCCTGTTCCGGGGCAATTAATTTATTCTTTAAATCCGCATATTCTATTTTACTGATTGCCTCCATGGCATCGTATTTGGTTATCAAATCATCCATTGCCGTTGCCCCTTTCGTATGCAAGTTTTGTTTCACAAACACAACATTCCCCGTGGGGATCCGTGTGGAATGTTTCTTTGTATCCGCATACCGGGCATTTAACTTCATGCACAATCAGATTATCCACATACTGTTTATCGGGTAATTTAATCCATTCCATCATTGCCCACCTCCATCAATGAATTTATGGCCTTTTCTATCTTCTCATCAAATTCGGCCTTGGCCGTGGCATATCCATCTCGGTAACCCTCATCATATTGGTGCCTATCGTATGCCAATGCCCTCATTAACTCATCCTTATCAACCTCAACGGCCATTTGACATTTAATTGCATTATATACGGCCTGTTCCTGTTTCTCATTGATATCCTTTTGAATTTTACGGGTTAAATCATCCACGCCCATGCATGCGGCCAATATATCAGGATCCACACCCGGTTCGGGATAATGGAATAATGCCGTTATCGGAGATTTATACATGTTTATCGCTCCTTTCGTTCGAAATCGGAACAGTAATCATCGTAACGGGTATCGAGGCCATACGAATCAGATTTGGAATTGTTGCAATAGAATCGGGATACCTCGGTGCCGAATTTCTTTACTTTCTCGAATCTGTTGTGGCGGCATCGGCCGCATATTCTATCATTTTTATCGTGATACACCCTCAGGATCCTCCTTTGCCTTGATTCGTTCGAAATACCAACCCTTTGTTGTGTTAATCCTGATTTCATCGATTCCGAGGGCCTTGCATATCTCGATGATTGTTGCCACATTCGGTAAACAAACGCCCTGTTCCCAATTCTTAACAGTTGATTCACGGCCCCGGTATATCTTCTTTGCCAATTCCCTTTGTGTTAAATTGGCATCCTCCCGGATGGCCTTTAATTCATCCCCGAAACAAATGGGGTTCATTTCCCATACTTTCATACGTCACCTCTCAATCTTCTACGGGTAATTCAAACCATGCAGATAATTCTTTTGTTTCGACTAATCCAATCAAAAGACCGTCACTACCATAAAATGCTAATGTACCGTCATAGTTATTTCTGACCATGTTACCACAGTCAATAACATGCTCTGCTCCGCTAGTGAGTATTACCTTTACTCTCATGCTCCACCTCTCATATCTGCTCCATAGATATTACCGTTAAAATCTCGGATGTTACCATTAGCGTCAAGTGTTACCTTATCAGTCCATCGTATTTCATCCTTCTTAGGCTCTATCGTAGGTGCATTGTCGA